CTTCTAACGCGGCTACAGGGCTTCTCTGCAGGGTTCTGATCTCTTTACTGCTGTAAGGATAGTTGATACGGGCTTTTCTAATCTTGACATCTTTCCTAGAGGAGCTTCTTGATGGATTAGTCTCCCAAGTTTTAAGAACACAGTAGTCCCCAGCTTGTATGTCATCTTCAATCGGGTGGGGGTGTCTTAATCTGTACGCCAAAAGTGGATGAGTCCTCATAATCAATTAATTTATTTAATCAGCTTGATCAAAGCTTTAGTTCTTGGCTGTACTTCTCCCAGCTTTGTACCTCTTCAACAATCCACTCAACGGATTCTTTATTGAGAACAGCTTGGTCTACTAGCTCGTGTATGAAGTCATCTTTAACTCCACCCATCAGTCTAGTGATCTTGGCCGTTATTAGGTCTATCTGACTTTGAAAAGTCTGAGCAGCAGTTAGCAGCTCGATTGCTTCTGACACCTCACTGACTGTTAGCTTCTTCATAGCTCGTACATTGTCTCCTCTAAGAATCTCTGCATCCAGCTCTCAAGAATCCGAATGGTTTCATTGGGCAGGAGAGATGACTCAGCGTACACGATCACAGTGTTATCATCGTCTATGTCTATTACCTTTTGGTAAAACATAGTTACGTCATCCATTAGAGTTTTGCCCAGCTCAGTCCTGCATACCTGCCTTGCTGGAAAGACTTGATAGCCCACTGGCATCAGATCGCCAGTGAAGCCACCACCGATCATAGGTGCTACGCTTTCTTTTACGTATCCTGAATCAGATGAGAGCATCTCTTTCACCTGTAGTGCTAATTCTTTAAAGTCTTCTTGAATCATTCTTCTCTGTAAAAAACGTCGATGTGTCCTGGCTTTACTACGTATCCTACTCCTTCTATGGCAGGAACAACAAGTTCATCAAGCACTTCATGGAGCATCATGTCAACTTCATCAGAGGATACAGTGCAGGTTTTGTACGGGGTCTTAAAGGTAATCGTGTACCTTTGTTGGCATATCGGGCAGGTTTCTTCGTTCATGGGTAATCAATATGGTTTTCTTTTTTCTCTTTAATCATTGCTAAAGCTATTGTACAGTACCCGATGATATCCTCAAAGGCATCCTCAACGTGCTCGTCTTCAACTGCTAAGGATTTAGTTTTGCAGAACGTCTGCACTCTCTTTATCTTATCTCCCATTCGGACGCACAGTCCGATAAGAGGATCTACTCCGTACTCCCTAGCTTGCTCAAAGTTAGCGAAAGCAGAAGTGCTCATTGCGGTGTAGTCGTTGTTCTTGTCCCTTAGTACATTGGACATTTTAGAGAATAAACTCTTAGTGAATTCTTCGAACTTTTCTTTTGTCATAATTCCATTAAATAATTAGTAGCTACCTTACCGTGCTGTACTACTCCGCATCCTATAGCTGGATGAGGGCCGTACTTTCCGTAAGCCATAGCATAACTGTCCTTGTCTATACCAGATCCTAGCTGCATACCGAACACTTTACATTTAGCTCCTGTATGCCACTGAACGTAGCACTCAGAATGGTAGTGTCCCTGTACAACTGATTGCATATCCTGCTTGGCTCTTTGGATAGCTTTCTTACCATCGCCATGGCAATACACTACGCCGTCTATCGTAACGCTTTCAACGAACTCCCAGCCAAGAGCATCAAGGACTTCACTGTAATCTCTGACCCAGCGTTTAGATATTCCTGCTGTGTAAGCCTTACGATGGACTAGCCTGTCGTGGTTTCCTATACAAACGTAAGCCTCAGGGAAAGCCCTGTACCACTTACCTATTCTCTGTATAGCCCTGTCTAGTTCTTCGCCAGCAGAGTAGCCATCGGGGTCAGTCTCGTGATAAGAGCTGTAGTGATTATCAATACAATCTCCTATGAATACAACTTTGTTGCATCCAGCTTTACGATCCACGTTTTTGCAGAACCTCAAATATTTATCGAGGCAAAAGGGTTCATGCAAATCCCCTATGGCTAACACTTTTGACATACGCTATACAGAAAGTTTCTTAAACGCTAGTTCCTGAATAAGTACCCTAACTTGTTGAACCTCTATGTCAAGCGATCTGACTAACAACAGCTCAATTCCAGCGAGCGTAAGCTCTTCAGTAGTGAGTTCACGTACCGTTGGAGTTGGCTGGACTTCACCCTGGCTATCAATGCAGGTTGTGGTGTCTTCCTTGAACTTGAACTTAGGTGGTTCATCCGTTTTGTACACCTTAACCTTACCGTCTATGTATAGACTGGCGTCAGTAGCGTATACCTCAGTGCCCCTCTCGTATTTACTGAGAGGAGAACCTTTGTATATAAGGCCGAATGTTGAACCATCTTTACGCTCAAGCTGGAAGTTGTTAGCGGAGTCTTTGTACACCTGCTTAACAAGCTTCCCCTGAATCCATTTAGTTTCACTCATGCTTACCACGGTAGATCGTCATCGCTATCGTCAGCAGCATTAGCTGTGACAGGAATGTTCTTAGGCTCTTGACTTTCCTGTTCAGCAGGAGTCATGGAGCGATTAGCTTTACGTTCCTCAAAGACAGATTGATTATCTTGGATGAAACGATTAACCGTGTCCACAAAGAAGTCATTCTGCTTAGAGAAGTCGAAGTACGTCTTGTCCCCTATCTTAGCAGAATCTGCTTCAGGAACTCCAACGTACTTACCGTTCTCATAAGGGAACGCTGAAGAAACGCTAGCTCCACCTTGCTGCATCGTGATGTAGATAGGTACGATTGTACGCTCATTACCCTGTGGATCTTTGAACGTGTAAGCTCCCTTATGGTTCATCCAAGTAGCTGCACTCAGGGGAGAATGAACTGAGATGTTAGGAATTTTCTTAGCAATCCCCTTGAAATCAACAGCTAACTTACCGTTGGCTTTGTCTTTCCATACAGGTACGCTAAGTACATCTACTCCTTGATCGTGCTGAAGTCCTATGTTTAGAACCTCGCCGTACATTCCGTTGTCGATGTAAACGGACTCGATATTACCGAACAGTTTATCTGTAGTGTACTGCCATCTCTCGCCAGGTGAAGGCTTAGTGTACTTGTGTAGTACTCTACCGTCATTGGCTTGCTCGTTGCTTATTTGGTCACGGCATTTGCTCCAGTAACCTCCCTTTGCGTTGTCTTTTTTCCAGTATCGTGTGTCTCTCATATGTTTTATTGGTTTCTTGTTTTGTACTCGTAGCTAAACTCGTACTGTTGATGGTGAAAAGAAGCGGAAACGTCGCTCCATATATCGTACATTTGCAGATCTCTGGATAATGTCAAGTCAGAGAACGATTTGATTCTAGATAAGGCTGTGTACGTTAGACCTGGAGCCATAGGTACTTGCCTTGGTAGCTGTAGATGTACCTTGTTTAGTGTACTTCCTTGGCTGGAGTGGATCGTCATGCTGTACCCTAGCTGGATAGGGAATTGAATGTACTGACCCTTGCTCTCATCGGTAACCTTTTCCTCTCCATCCTCAATCGTAACCTTTGGCGTACTGTCTTGGTACTTCTTTGGCTTCAGATAAATCATGCTGTTGTCGGAGTCCCTGTGGATTATCATGCGGCCACGCTTATCAATTCCGTAGAACGTACCAGTGTCTCCGTTCACAATCCTTTGCATGACTCCCATTACTTTGTACGTCATGTTTGCCTTTACAACTACACGGCAGTATTCTTTCAAGTATATCTTCTCTTCGATAGGAAGATCCTTGTCTCGCTTCTTCTTGAACGATCCAGTTCGAGTGGCAGAAAAACACAATAGCCTTCCTTGTAAGTCATTAAGTTTTTTCTTATTGATCTCGTCACGTATCTTTCTGAGCGGAGTCAGTATAACTGCTTTACTATCAGGTGCTTGCACGCGTGTATTCAGATAGTCAATATCTATTTTAGTCTGAGCACCCACTCTAATTCTGTTCAAGATGTTAGCCTCGATAGGATTTTCCTGACGTATCACTTTTGTAAGACTGACCTGGTGGAAGTCAGTGTTCAGTACATTGCTTTGAAATAATCCGAACGGAGCTTTGTAACCGTACCGCTTTAATGTGCTAGCATCTCTTCCTTGTGCAACTGGTGGAAGCTGGCCTACATCTCCAACGCACAGAATCTTAGCTCCTCCGAATGGCTCGAAAGATCCACGAGCTTTGCGTAACGCTGCTTCGATGAAGTCCAAGTGATCACACCGAACCATACCTATCTCATCTAAGATAATCCACGAGCAGTGCTTCAGTACTTCTTTGCGTTGTCCTCCGAAGTACCTGCAAGATGGATCGTTGAACCTCTGCCTGTGTACTGGCTGCTCCTTGAAGTCTGGATTGATTGGATGAGTTGATGGTATACCGAATAACTTATGTATCGTGCTCCCTCCGATGATAGTAGCTGCTCTGCCAGTAGGTGCTGCTAAGATCGAGCAATCGAATGTCTTAACTATTTCTTTAATCAGAAATGACTTTCCTGTACCTGCTGACCCAAAGCATATTAGTCTACTGCCCTGTCTGCCAGTAAGCATGCAGTCCATCACGTGTTGTTGTTCTATCGTTAATCCCATAGTTTAATCTCTCCTCTAATCCCTTAATAGATTATTGTATCTGGGTACAATTAGCCCCTACAAGGGACTAACCATTCTATCCTTGATCCCTGTAATGAGTCAATGTAGAGCTGGTGCCTGAGGGGACTCGGTACGTCACTATGATCCTCTTTGGTCAGGCATTAGCCATTGCTTTCGCAATCCTTTTTACAACCAGACGGGCGAGTTCTGGTAACCGATGTCCCTTGTACCACTAGGTACGCCTGATTTAAAGGCCAAGGGTGCAACTTTCTTTGATGGTATTACTACCGAAGAAAAGAATTGGACAAACTTTCTTCATTTGTCAAGCCGACCCTCTTTCTTGTACAGGTAATCAAAGATCTTCCTTAGTTCATCCTTGGCTTCCTCGATCTCATCAATCACTATACGAGACAGTGTATGTGGTAACCGATTCTCTACCAAGTAAGACACCATCCTGTCTAGGTGATAGTCCAGCTTCTCCATCTCCCAGTGGCAGAACAGTGAGGTTCTCAGGTCACTAGGATCTATACCTAGTTTTCGTAATTTCTGTGTGTTGTATTTTTTAGGCATATCTATTTCATTATTGTCCCCCAAGGGATTGATTCCATTACTGACTTTTTTATAAGGTTATCTATTGCCACCTCTTTGACGGCTTCCATCTCCTCTGCGTTTACTGGGCTTAGTAGATCGACTATCCGCTTTACCTCAGCATCGTAATTTTCTCTGCCGATCTTTTTAAGAACCCCTTCTTCCATTAGCTTTTTAGGTTCTCTTATCACCTTTTCCAATGGTACTATCTTAACGTCCTTTACTCCAAGCTGGTTTCGGAATCGGTTCCTAGCCTGCTTGGCTGCAAATGGCGTAGCACTGGTGCCTAGCACGTGCTTACCGTACTTAAGGGCAAACTTCTTGCCCAAATAATAAGCTGAACTCACATCAGCGTAGCACATACTTTGTGCCTCGATTTTATCTTTCTGTTCTTTAGTCATAATTTTAAAAAAGTTGATTGAATGTCATCTCGTACACAAAATCCCTATCTTCACTCAGTTCCTCAAGCTCCTCATCGGTAGCTTCCCTTCCGTCAATTTCTGCGTAGCCAATGTAAGCATCGCAGAAATCAGGATAGTCAGAGGGATCTATTCCCTCGACCTCCACTGATCTTATTTTGGTGTAATCTATAGGTATCATGATCCTGTGTAGTCATTTATGTCGCTCCACATTGACTGCCCA